CTCCAACTTAACCCTGGAGGGTTAAGCAGCTACCTCCCAGACAGGTGGTAGCCACCGTCTCTTGTACGCATAGCGTACATGAGAGCCAGTCACGCGCGGCTCGAGCGAAAAGCTCGGTTCGTTATGCCGACGCCTAAGCCAATAGGCATAGTGACTGGTCTTACCTTCGATTGCCTTCGGGCCACTAGCCACAAGAACACGACACCTATACCCCATGCTGGGGCAAAAGTGAGTGTGCTTGAGGAATGGTCGAGGGACAATGAAGCCGTCGTCCCCTTCGGTCCCGAGAGGAACCATGGGGGGATTGGGTATGCTCTCAAAAAGAGCTTTCCAACACCTTCGGAAGAGCGGATGTCTCCACTCACCGAAGATACGAAGGGAAAACCTTACAAGGCGGTTCGCAAAGCGGACTACCTCATTCGGTTCTCGGGTGGCGACCAATCTCTGATAAAACGGCGTGACATCGATTCCATCGAAGAAGTGCTTACCACAGCTCTCCCTAAAAGGTCCAGACAAATGCGATTTCTCGTCATTAACCGAGAAACCGCAAAAGTTAAGGACCTCAAAGAGAAGAGGGCAAGCACTCGTCGGACAGATGATGTCGTCGCCGTATACAGAGACTACGGGCTCAGAGCTACAGTCTGAATACCTCAAAGCGCTTGACGAGAGCGCAAAGAAGATCAGACTCTCTAGTTCAAAAGTGAACGCATTTCCCATCGAAGAAAACTTCGACAGTGGATGCCAACTCCCGTCCTTCAGCCTGGTGGCCTTAGAACGGAGGTCGTCGAGAAATATCGCCCAATCAATGGGCAATAGCTCGTAGATGAGCTCCGTACATATGGTGTCACTCGCCATCGAGAGATCGATGGTTGCAAGCTCGCGCGCAACACCGTCGCGCGCGAGAAGCTGGTTGATCGTCTGATCATCCAGATTGACACCAAACCGCATAAGCCTTCGCCTAAGATATCTTCCGACCCCCTGTTGGAGGAAGGAATTCATCGTCGGTTCGGCACTGATCGTTCGATCAGTCTTTGCGTTTTTAGGCACAAAGATAATGCGATTGCCAGACACAACTCCAAAGCACGAGGGGAGAACTGAATAGTTCCCTTCAGGTCTGATGCCAGAAATGGCCTCAAACCATACGGGGTCCGACTCAATTACACTCCTAGCATACTTCATGGCGTGAGCTGTGACTGTGAGAGGAAGAGCCGTGATTTTCTTTTCCACAGACGCCTCTGACCTTCGCAGGTCGAACGTGGCGCCTGGGCCCCATTTACACCAATCGAGCATCAAGGAAACCTTAAGTGGCCCGAGTATAGCGGCTATTTTACGCTGAGCGTCAAAAATGACGCTTTGAACGCGACCAGGAGTTGGTCGAAGCCGAAATTCTCGGAAGTACTTGTTGGTCTCATGACACTTCTCCTCAGCCAGTTTCCACTTGGCAAAGGCGACGCGGTCTTTCTCGATACCGAAGTCCAAATCCCTAACTTTCGAAAGGAACTCAGACGACAGATAATCGAGCGCAAACTTTGTCGAATCAGCGTAGTCAGCAGCTCTTAGAGAAGTCTCGAAGAGAGACTCAGAACCATATCGCAAAGATATGGCGGCTGCTAAGGTCTTTGAGGAATTCATATCCTCTAGTAGACAGAAGATCGCTCTCTGCACAACACCATCACTGGTGACCTTCGACATAGGAACTCCTTAAAGGAACAACAAGAACTCATCAGCACGAAGCTGCTCTAAGCTTAGAAGAGGATTAAAATCCCCATCCCAGCTAAAAGCAACAAGATGATGATGAACTCTCCCATTGGTGGAATCGACACAGGCACCTCCGTTAGAAGATGTACTGTAGCGACTCCACGACGGACACAATGGTAGCATCGCCGTCAAGCAATGCAGCCATCTTTCGCAGATCCTTGCGGTTCTGCAAAGTGGACCGTTCTGGCATAACGAATTCGCGAAAAGCTCGCGGAACGTATGCCACAGTGGGCGCAGGCGTGAAGCCGGACGAGTTGTTGGAAAGCGTCTCCAGCACAGGTTCATGAAGACCGAGTCGGACACGGGTGGTTCTGTCTTTCGACGAAACCCCCGAGCCCGGATTACCCGGCTTCTTGATCTCTGCGGAGATCTTCCAGTTACCAATCGCCGAAGAGGCGGATTGATCTTCGAACCAGAAGACACCGTCCTTGTCAAGACCGATGGGGACGAACGTGTGATTCACAGGGGTGACCTGTGCGTCGGCCAATACAATATTGGCTGCTGCGGGCATAGATGCTCCGTTAAGTGAGATGGTTGAAGTGGAAAACCACGATGGACGTCTGCAGCTGGAAACCAACCAGCGCAATGCACAGCCCCAACTTACTTCAGTAACTGAGTAAGCAGGGCTGCAGCATTCAGCAGACGGGTCGCACCAAGCTTAGCCTCGAAGCGAGGCAAGCGAGGTGTGGGATAACCCGACAGGAGAGTTCGAGACAGTTGACGACGGCGAGTAGTGCCAGCCAGACCTGCGAAGGTCCAGTAGGTGCCGCTGCCGTCATAGCTACTCAGACTCAAAGAGCCGCCAACATCGAAACCGTACCAATGGGTTTTGATGCCAGATTGAAATAGGGAACCAAACAAGAGGGCCGTTTCCAAATTACGGAGATAGCCGCCTACGTTAAGGAACCAGTCAATCACAAACGAATAGGGAAGAAGCTCCCATCCCAGACTCACAGGATTCAGAGAACTGAACTGTGAATACTGATAGATGGCAGTGTCGACCCGCATCGAAAGGCTCATCCTGCACCCTCGACGGCCGGAACCAAGCTCCACCCCTTTGGGGTAGAAAGTACCGTTGACGCCGTTGATGGTTATACGGGGGAGTGGCTCAGACACCGCGGTAGTAAACCGCCTGATGCGATTTAATTGCACTTCCGTGCTTTGTAAAGCCGCATCATAGATGTCTTTCAGCAACGGCTTCCAGCCGTACTGATATTGAAGCCACTCATTTGCCCAGCGCTTAGGTCCAAAACCTTTGAACCAGCGCTCGAACTTGTGGATTCGGTCAAACATCTTGATAGTCTGACGTGCCTCCGCAATGTCGACGGCTAGATCGGGGCCATTCCTAATCTTCTCATTGAGCTTATCGAGGCAGCGTTCTTCGATGTCGGCCAGAAACCAGTTTGGATAACCTGGAAACTGACCAAAGACACCATTGTACGCTGCCAGAATCTGCCCAGAGTCGAGTTGGAACAACTGCGTCCCAGAGATTGAAGACTCGAGTGAAGTTGTGTAAGACCAGGGATTCGGGGACTTTTTGTTCCCACGAATCAAAGGAGCGGGCGAAACGAAATCTCTTTTCGAGAGCCGTTGCGCCCCCGGACTACCGTTGACGAAGTAATCGCCGAGGGTAGTCTCATTACGAAACTGCACAGAAGCCTCCAATTAGGTAAGATCTAGCCAGGGAAGGACTCTCATCACTGAAAGCCCGCTCACCAGAGCCTCGCCACGCCTTGCTAAAGGGCATGGAATCTAAAGCAGAACGAGGATGTTCATCGAGAAACTCGAAAGGCTTGTGTATAGCCTAGAAAAGCTCCCACTTTCTTCGGACTTCAAGCGTAGCAGAGATTCGGGTAACGCTCCATTAACACTCTGTCAGAAGACAGGTGCGTGATGGCTATCACCCAATACTGATACGCCAAATGCTCGTGACCGTAAGCGCCTTCCAACTCGTAGAGATGGATAGCGCGAACATGGTCGTTAAGCATTTGATAGAGATTCAGTCGTGCCTGACGCGTGATACCCCGTTTGGAGCACCACGCGACCAACAAAGACCTCAGCCCTATCCAGTTCCAATAAGCATTACTGCTAGGAGGAACCGATATACTCTTCCGCTTGCTATAGCCAAGGAACGTCGACGCATTGGAAGGATTCCAAGCGTCTAGCTCCCTGAGCTCAATGCAAACGACCTCTCCAAAGCCTGCGTTAGCAGGACGGAGGGTGTTGAGAATGCTAAAGTCAGCGTTGATTACAGACATGATAAGTCCTCTATATGGAGTCCTCCGAAATGGG